TTTTAAAATATTGCGTGGCATCTATTGTAATATATATAAAAAAGAATCAAAAAAAATAAAGATGTATTTAGAAGAAATTAATGAACTTCGTCAAGCTGAAGAACTTGGTATTAACGAAGTAGAATATGCTCAAAGAAAAAGTAAGATTGATAATATTTTAAATAATATGTATTGGTATGACAAAAAAGTATTTGAGATCATAGCAAGTGGCAAGTCAGTTGCTTCACTAAGTCGTGAAACTGACATAAGTTATTACTCACTTTACAACACATATACAAACGCAAAAAAACACATAAAAGAACAGCTATGAAAGTTCTTGAATTATTTGCTGGTAGCAGAAGCGTAGGTAAAGCTGCTGAAAGTTTAGGTTACGAAGTTTTTAGTAGTGATATAAATAACTTTAAAGATATTGATTATGTTGTTGATTTGTTAGAATTTGATGTTAATAAAGTACCTTTTAAGCCAGATATTGTATGGGCTTCGCCACCTTGTACTTCTTATAGTATTGCTGGTATAAGATTTCATAGACCTAAGAACAAACCTATGTCAGATTTTGCTGTAAAAAGCGATGCTATTATGTTAAAGACTTTAGAGATAATTAAAGAGTTAAAACCTAAGTTTTGGTATATAGAGAATCCAAGAGGTATGTTAAGAAAGCAAATATTTATGAAAGGTTTACCTCGCACTACTGTATGGTATTGTCAATATGGTGACACGAGAGCCAAGCCAACTGATATTTGGAGCAACAATATTTATTCGTTGTTTAATGAAAATGGATGGCTGCCAAGAGCTGAATGTTTTAATGGTAATAACAAATGTCATCACGATAAACAACCACGAGGATATCAAGCAAAAAAAGATTCTAATGCTTTAGGAAAAGGTACACAAGGTTTGAGAAATAATTATGAAAGAAGTAAAATACCAGAGGAATTATGTTTAGAAATATTATCAAGTTCAATATGAAATTAGGAGATTTAGTATACTACATCACTTACTATACTGGCATACGTTGGATAGTAAAAAAAATATGGGGAGAAGATTGCGGATGCGACAAACGCAGAGATGAGTGGAACGATATAGATTTAGACTTATGGAAATAGAACACAGAAAACAATGGGAACAATTCAAAGAAGAGGTTACAAGCAAACTAACACAACCACAATACAAGCTATTATGTAAGCTTCACGCAAAGTATTTTAATCACACTTATTATGAGCCTTGCAGTTGCAGACCCAAAGAGTTAAAACGATGGATAGCCGATATTGACAGACTATACAATAAATGATAAAAAATGTACACAAGTGGGAACAAGCTGTAATAATGCTTTTAAATTTAGATGGATGGAACTTAACACATACTGGCGATGGCTTTGAGCATTACGATGCAATAGGCACAAGTCCTAAAGGAATAGAGGTAGTAATTGAAATGAAGTTTAGAAACAAATACTACAAAGAAAAAATGTTAGAGGTGTACAAGTACGACAAGCTTTTAGAAACTGGTAAGATAGCCCTATACTTTGTTAATGACCCTAAAGGTAATTATATGTATTGGCTAAACAATCTAACAGACTTGAAGAAGAAAGATATGTACTGCCCAGATACAACGCTATGGACTAAAAAGAAATTATTAAAGCCTTGTTACTTGCTTGACGAAGCACAAGCATCAATAATTAATTTAAACGATTTTACAAAATAGCTTGTTTATAATTTGTTTATAATAAAAAAAGTTTTGTATATTGCAATATGAAAACACAGTTACAAGACTTAAAAAAAGAGCTTCAGCAGATAGAATCTACGCTGCACCACCTTAATAAAATGAAAGGAGTTACTGAACGTATGAAGAAACGTTTAGAGGATAGAGAACTACATATAAGAAGTATAATTTATAACATACAATAATATGAAAGCAGATTTTGAAATATTGCACTACAATATTGATGTTTATTATAATGGTAAGTATTACGGTTGTACTAATGTAGACACGCCAGATCGTGACATTTTAGGTTACAACGGTAGAAAGAAAGTAATACTATCAGAAGATTGGCAATACAAAAACAAAAGAATAAAAGCTGGTACAGAAGTTATTACAGAATGTGTGCCAGTTTGTGGTAAGCTTAAAGGTTCTTTCAAAGAAAAAATACAACTACTTAGTCAAAGTAAAGCAATATATAATTTAAAATAAAAACAATGAAAAAGACAAAGACTGGATTACATATCCAAACACGCAAAAACAGAATTGAGGTATTTACTCAAAAAGAACTACAACAAAAAGAAATTAAAAAAGCAGAACAAAGACAACTGGTGGTAATGGCATCTATTTTATTTCTTGCCTTTCTTACGTTTTGTTTAGGGTTTATGATTGGATATGGTAGCTAATGAATTTACTTCAATCTCAAACATATAATCTGTGGTTTAATTGGCTCGCCGATAAGATAATGGAGTGGAAAGATGCCAAGCCATTGAACAAAGACTTGCGCAACTGCATCAAAGCTATGAATGAAATAGGTATATTTGTAAATGGTTTGCGTACAGAAGTTGAGGTACTACACAAAAGAGTACAGCTTATTAGACAACAGAAGAACGAACTGATACAAAAACAACAAGAACAAATAGAACAATTAGAAAACAAATTAAAACAATACGAGATATGATAATAACTTACTGCAATATAAAAATGGAAGTTGAATACTGCTATGAAGAAGCAGAGCCACAGACGTATGACTATCCTGGCTCGCCAGATAGTGCTGTAATAGAAAGCGTTTATGTAAATGAAGTTGATATATATGATATGCTCACAGTTGAACAGCTTTACGATATTGAGGGGATAATTTTAGATAAAATAAGAAACTAATATGAGTACAATTAAACTTTTAGATAATAAGATCTATGACAAAAACGCATTGCTTAAGAAAATGGACAATGACGAATTTTATTATGGCGAACTAAACAAACTCGCATTAAGTTCAAGTAGCTTAAAAACACTACTATCAAGTCCTAAAACTTATAAATTTGTTCAAGAGTATGGTAGTCCAGAATCTCAACCACTTCGTGATGGTTGGCTTTTTCATACAGCTATACTTGAGCCAGATGTATTTTCAGCACAAACATTTATTGATGTGCAAAGCAAGAATACAAAAAAATTTAAAGAAGCAAAGACAGAGCTTGGTAGAGTTTTTACAATGAAAGAAAAGAATGATGCTGAACGTCTTGCTGATGCGTTTTACAGAAACGAACACGCACTTGAATTGATTACTGATTGTAATTTTGAAGTACCAGTTATTGGTGAAGTTCAAGATAAACCGTTTCGTGGTAAAGCTGATGTTCTTGCTTCTGATAGAATCGTAGACCTTAAGACCACAAGTGACATAAAAGGATTTCATTATGCTGCAAAGAAATACGGCTATGACATACAATGTTATCTTTACTGCAATTTGTTTGGTAAAACTTTTAATCAATTCAAATTCTTGGTATTGGATAAGAAAAGTCTTGATATTGGTGTTTGGGATTGCTCTGAAGAATTTTACTATGCTGGTGAAGAAAAAGTAGCGAAAGCAATTGATTTATATGATAAGTTCTTCATACAAGGTTATGACTTAGACAACTATTGCTTAAGCGGTACATTATAAATAAAAACAAAACAAAGATGAAACAGATTAATATGTTTAACGGTGAGATTACAGACACCGAACAGAAGTACACAAAGAAAGTAGAAGCGCCTATATATGAGCCAAAGAACAAAAAGCCACATATATTTGAACTATGCGACAATTATAAAACAAATAGACTTATAAGAGAGATTGAAAGCTCTAATGTAAGTGAAGAAGAAAAGACTTTTTTAATTGATGCTGCTCGTAGACACAACGTATTTAATTACGAAAAGATTGCTGACTATTATGCACACTCAAATAAAGAAATGCAGAACTTAATCGAAAGGTCAGCACTTGTGATTATAGACTTTGAAAAAGCAATACAACTTGGTTATGTTAAGCTGTCTGAAGAAATAAAGAATCAATATCTTCAAGAGTATGGACAATAAAGATTTTGTTGCTTTTATACTCTCACACGGTAGATCTGATAATGTTATTACTTACAACACATTAAGAAAAAGTGGCTACACAGGTAAAATAATTATTATTGTAGACAATGAAGATAAAACTATTAATGAGTACATAGAGAATTACGGCGCTGATAATGTGGTTGTTTTTGATAAAAAGAAAATGGCTGACGAAATAGACGAAGGTAATAATTTTGATAATAGAAAAGTTATAGTACACGCAAGAAACATTTGTTTCAAGATTGCTAAAGAATTAAATATTACTTACTTCATTCAACTTGATGACGACTACACAAGCTTTAGATATAGATACGTCAATCATCAATACACAACAAAAGGAAGCGTAAAGAATCTTGATTTTTACTTTGATTTGCTTCTTGACTTCTATAAGACAACAAACGCAAAAAGTATAGCATTTGCACAAGGTGGTGACTTCATAGGTGGGGCTGGCTGCGGTCTAATCTCAAACTATATACATAACTCAAGAAAGTGTATGAACTCGTTTATATGCTCAACAGAAAGACATTTTCAGTTTGTAGGTTCTATAAATGAAGATGTGAATACTTATACAAGTCTTGCAAGTCGTGGCGCTTTATTTCTTACGTTACCTTACATAGGTCTTGAACAGAAAGCTACGCAAAGCCAAAGCTCTGGTATGACTGATGTTTATCAATTGTCTGGTACTTACATCAAATCGTTTCATTCAGTTATGATGCACCCGTCAAGCGTAAAAGTAGGTATGATGGGTTTTACAACACCAAGGCTTCATCACTCAGTTAAGTGGCGCAATACAACACCAATGATAATTAAACAAAAACACAAAAAATGAAAACAAGAAAAGCATACAGATCAAATTATTACAACAACGAATTTAACTATTTAATAAGCGAACTTACAGACTTAAAACGTTCAATAATTGACATTGATTGTGTATTAACTAAATTTAATTACAATACGTTTTTTATAGATCATAAGAAAACTGGTGATAAAACTTCACTTAATACTGTTAGAACTCTTGCAAATTATGTAGACACAAAACTAACAGACAGCACAAAGATACAATGCTTCATTGTGCGTTCAAATGTAAATACTGAAACTTGTGAAACTATCGACGGTATTACAACGATATATGAAATAAAAAATATAAAAGAAGTAAAAGATAGAACAAACAAACTTGAATACATAAAAGCAATATATAAAACAACAAACGACAATGAGCTTAAATTGTTTTTTCAACAAGAAACACATAATCAAATAAAAAATAAATTAAAAATACAATGAGATCAACTTATTTACACTATGAGAATGGAAAAGGTTATGACGTAATTGACTTTATAAGAGATTACGGTCTTAACTTCAATCGAGGAAACTGCATTAAATATCTTGTCAGAGCAGGTAAGAAAGACGATGAGATAAAAGACTTAGAAAAAGCTTTAGATTATTTAAAAAGAGAAATTGATTACTTAAGAAATGAACAACAGAAATGGATAGAGAAAAACAAATAAGCGACAGACACTTAAATTATTTAAAATGTGTTTTATTAAGTCAGTTACTTTTAGAAGCAAACGATGAACTTAAAGACAGCAAAGCATTTAAACAAAATATAAAACTACAAGTAAACAAAACAAGTAAGATGCTTGAGAATATATATCAGCAAGGCTTCAATACAGTATATCATAACAATCCAGAGATGTGTACAAACGTGCTTAATAAGATTGACAGCTTAATACACAAAATAAAAATAGCCTCTATTGATGAACTTGTAATGATTGAAGCTCTTGTACATAAGTATTACGAGAATCAAGAAGAATACAAAGAAACACAAACAACTGAATTTACTAAACTAAATGAATAAAAATATGTATATTAACATTGAAATTAAAGACACAGAAAGAAAAGATTATTATAAGCTTGTAATCAATGGCGTCAAACTTGGCGAATGGGAGAAAAGCGAATTAAGATATCTAATTGAAAAAATTGACAATAAAATTATATAAAATGACTATACAAGAACTCAAAGAAAAATTTGACAGTATTTACGGATTCGATTTAGCAGATAGATCAAGAAAGCGTGAAATGGTAGATGCAAGAAGAATATACTGCAAGATAGGATACAGTTTAGGCTACACATTAAGACAAATAGGCGAAACAATAGACAGAAAGCATTGTAATGTAATTCATTTGCTTGACACAGTTTATCAAGTTACTGAAACACATAAAGCAATACACGATGACCTTGTGAAAGAGTTTGGCTTTATCACTAACAAATTTAACGTCAGAAAACTTAAAGAGCTTCAACTTAAAGCTTCAGTAAAAACTAATAAAGAGATACTTGAATTAATAGAAGAAATAAACAACACAATAATCAAGTGGGATACGAACTCACTAAACAACTTCTTAGAAACAAGAGTAAAGCCATATAATAAACTAATAAAAGCAACAATGCCGCAGAAAGAGATAGAAGAAGTAAAAGGTGCTAAATTAAACAGACCAGTTAAAAACCCTGTGCTGTGCTAAAAAAAAGTAATTCTATTTATATATTAATATAAGATATATACTATGGCTTACAACACAGAAGATTTAAAACAGCAAAGTTTAGAAGTAATTAAGAAACATAATTTGATATTTGTAAACGATATTTTTGCATATACTCCATTTGTTAGAAAAACTTTTTATGACCACGATTTACACAAAAGTGACACTATAAAAAGCGAATTAGCAAAGAATAGAATTAATATGAAAATATCAATGAGAGCCAAATGGTACGAAAGTGATAACGCTACGTTACAAATAGGACTGATGAAACTCATAGCTGATGATGATGAAGCTCATAGACTAAACGGCACAAAGCGTGAAGTCAAACACGATACAACTGACAAAGAAATAAATATCAAAATACACAGATAGTTGGAAGTAAACGTTAATGTTGTTTTTGAACATTTACTTGATAGTGAATCAAAGATAGTAGTAGAGCAAGGTGGTACAAGGTCAGGCAAGACTTTCAACATTTTGCTCTATATTATTTTTCACTACTGTCAAACAAACACAAGTAAGACTGTAACAATATGCAGAAAGACTTTTCCAGCTGTACGTTCTTCTGTAATGCGTGACTTCATTGATATACTTAAACAACACAATAAGTATGATGAAGCTAATCACAATAAATCGAATAGCGAATACAATCTTAATGGCAATCTTGTTGAATTTATAAGCGTAGATCAACCGCAAAAGATTAGAGGTCGAAAGCGTGAATTTCTATTTATCAATGAAGCTAATGAGTTAGACTATGAAGATTGGCAGCAGCTAATATTTAGAACAACTGAAAAGGTGGTGCTTGACTACAACCCATCAGACGAATACCATTGGATATATGACAAGGTTTTAAATCGTGATGATGTAGAGTTTTATAAGACTACATACAAAGACAATAAATTTCTTGATGATAGCATAGTAAAAGAGATTGAGCGACTAAAAGAAACAGACGAACAATACTGGCAAATATACGGACTTGGAGAAAAGGGTATAAGCAAAGCAACTATATTCAACTATATAGAAGTGCCACACATACCACACGATGCAGAACTTGTAAGCTATGGCGCAGATGCTGGGTATACTAATGACCCAAGCACGTTAGTAAGCGTATACAAGAAAGACCATAACATATACATTAAAGAACACTTATATCGCACAATGATGACTACAAGGGATATAAGCGACGTTCTAAAACAAGAAGTAGTAAATAGAAGCCCTATATATTTTGATGCAGCAGAGCCACGCTTAATAGACGAGTTGCGTAGAATGGGACACAATATACAACCATCATTAAAAGGTAGAGATAGTATAAACGCTGGTATAGACTTACTAAAGAGATTTAAGCTGCATATAACAAGCGACAGTACAAACGCAATACAAGAGTTTAGGAACTATAAGTGGCTTGAAGATAGAAGTGGAAAGCTGACAAATAAGCCAGTACCAAAAAATGACCATATTATTGATGCTGTCCGTTACGCTACTTATTCAATAATGAGCAGACCTAACTTTGGTAAATACGCAGTACATTAACCACTAAAATAATTTGAAAACGTTTATATATTAATATGAAAGTTAATTTAACTATACCAACAACACTTAACGAGATAACTTTAGGGCAGTACCAAGAGTATGCCAAATTAGCTGATTTAAGTGAAACAGACTTACAACTAAAGACTATTGAGATATTCTGCAACGTGCCAGAGTT